TTGACTCTCAACAGGCGCGGGCGCACGGTTTTGCATCTTTTCGTTGCCAACTTCAATACAGCCATGTGCCTGCAAATGCTCGCGGTGTCGGCTGCGGCTTGTAATCATTGAACCGTCAATCATGGATTGGTACGGTTGAATGTCGTTCATTACATAGTGCGCGGCTGGCTCGGCATCGTATTCGCCCTTTTCAATCGCCTCGCCATTGATATACACCCAAGATCGTCTAGTCATAGCAGTAAGAGTACATCCTCGTCATCGGCTTCAATGTGTTGATCCCATACCTGCTGTGCTGCGTGCAGTTGCGAGATGATTGCGTCAAAGTCAAACGTGGTGCCTGTAAGGATTTCGGCTTTGCTGGTGATGCCGTGTTCGCGCAGCGGCTCGACAATTTCGGGCACATCTTCTTTGCCCTCGACGATGCGTTCGTAAACGGCAATAAGCTCACGGCGCTTTTCCTCGCGCTGCTCTGCCTCTCGCTTAAAACGGTCGCGTAGTTTGTCACCATCGTGCGTGTCAAGATCAATAAGCGTGGGAACGTAGTCCCACGTTGCCGCATCCCAAGTGCCTGTGTCCCATCCACCATTCATTATTGAGTCTGTATTTCAACGCCAATGGCTTTACCGTCAGGGCCGCGAATAATGCGTTTCGGCGCTGACATAACTTGCATCATCGTTTCCATTTTCTGCGCGGTGTCAGCCATGCCCCTGTGAAGCATTTCCACGCCTTCTAGCGCACTTTGCACGCCCGCACCAAGTTCCTGCGTCATGCGTTCGGCGCTTGCAGTAGCGGCTTCGACAAGCGGTATGTCAACGCCCGGATTGGACGAAATCCGCGCCACAGTGACCTTTGTCGCGGCTTCGAGTTCCGTTTTCCAGCGCTGAAATTCTTCTTCGCGTGCAAGTTTTTCCGCAGCCATCTGCGCTTCAAACTGTTGCTTTTGCGCTTCGAGCCGCGCCTCTGCTTCTAGTTCCATTTGCTTCAGCGCAGCATCGGATTGCATCTTGGCTTGTGCCAATTGCGCGTCCAACTGCGCTTTTGCCTGTGCTGCTTGCACATCTGCCTGCACGCGCATTTGATCCGATTGCTGTTGCGCTTGTAGCTTCATCATTTCGGGATCGGGTTTTTGCTGCGGGTTCATTGCTGCCTGCTGTTGCTTTTGCTTGAGTTGATCAAGCGCCGCATCCAACGCGCCCTCGATTGGCTTGGATTGCTTGAACGCCGACACGCCGAACTTCATCACTTCGACAAGCATTGGCGTGATTTCGGGCGATGCTTGTGCCACTGGCAGCGCTTCACGCAAGAAACCACCAAACGCTGTAATGAACTCCACGCGGTCTTGCTTCATCTGCGCTTCGTCGAGTTGGACTAGGCTATCGGCTGCCACTTCAATGCGGAAGTTACGCAGCGGACGGTCTTTAATCAATTCCAACGCCTGCGGAATCATTTGCTGATCGGCGGGCTGCATCTGTCCTGCTGCGGCATACGATAGGATCGTTTGCGGCTGGAACTTGGTGCAAATAATTTGCGCCTTGAGGCGTAGCAGTTCGGACGCAAACAACGCCACGTCCTCTTGCATTGCGCGCAGGCGTAGTGATGCAAACTGCCCTTTGATCTGCTGTGCGGTTGCGGTTTCAGAGGCAAACGACGCACCGCGCAGGATGTCCGATAGTCCTGTGATTTCGTAGATTTGGTTTTTGATATCAGCGCGCGCTTGGTAACACTGATTGAGCGTGGCAGCCAACATATCAATCGGCAGCAAATCAATCGCGCCCTTTAACCCGCCCTTCTCGCCAAACGCCATCCAATTATCCACAGGAATCAGCGTGTTGTTATCGCCTTCTGTCAATAAACGCTGCAATGCAGGCTGGCTTGCGTCGTACACGCCGCGCACACGCAGTGCTTTGACCAATCCATCAATGCGATCTGACAGGATGTCGAGTTCCGTTGCTTGGTCTTGGTACAACAAGAAATCGGCAACAGGAATTAGGCTATCGCTTGTGGTGGTCGCGTACAGCGGTTTGGGGCATGGAAAGAATCCCTCAAGACCTAACGGATCATCGCGCTCGTCAATGTATTGCGGCGCGTTCTTGCTCAACCAATATACCTTGCCTGTTTCTTTGTCCCACAGTTCGCAAATCTTGGCGCGCGTGTGTTCTTTTGTTGATTGACCGTATTGTTTCAACGTGTCGGGTGACGCATCAAGCGGAATGGTTTTGGCTTTTTCTTCGCCAAAACGCTCAATGAGCGCATCTTTTGTCATGTAGACCCAACGCCACACGCACGTCACTTCTTCCCATGTGCGCGCAATCGAATGACCAAAATCCTTCCAATGCACATAATCAACTGGCGCGCACTCGTATTCGATTTCCTCTGTCTGCTCGGTCATGCCCGCACTGCCATCGGATGAAACATCATGCGGCTCAGTGTCCACATCTTCGGTAATCTCTAACCCATCTTCGGGCACACCGACTGCACGAACGTGCGGCTCATACCGCGCCCATGCCACACCGCGACCTCCAAGAAAGCGATCCTCGACGCACTGACGCATCGTGGCGCGGAAATCGGGGTAATGCTCAACTTCAAAATCAAGCGAGCGTTCGATTAAATCTGACGCAACGCGACCGATAGGATCGTTGTCACCAAAACGGCGCGACACGTCAGGTTTGGGTAATCGTGCGTAAACGGCGGGGATCAACGTTTGTACGTTCGACCACAGGATATTGAACTTCGCCGTTTCGTTGGTGTTTTGGGAACGATTATCATCGCGGTAGCGTTTGATAATTTTTTGCGTGCGCGCTTCCCACTTCTTGAACTCACCGTCGTACTGCGCGATGACGTTCATCCATTTCTGCACGCCTGTGCTTTGTTGTTCCATTTATTTTCGTCCCATACTTTTTTTCAATAAATCAACAAATTCTAATTGTTGGGCTGTCGGTTTGCCTGCTGACGGATCGCCGGAAAATATTCTTGCTGCTATCGTTTCTTTAGCGTTTTGTTCTTGTTCTGCATGTCCGTAAGGAGTATTTTTTAACGTTTGCACTTGTTCATTTGTTAAATCAAAAGATGGGCGCAAATTGTTTTTCATGTAATTTCTAGACATTTCATTTTGCACCACTGATTCTCTGTTTTGAACAGGAATTTTTGAAAATGGGTTCAAAATTACTTTGTCATCTTCAGTTGCCATGCCAGCAACTTGAGGATTGCTTTGAAAATACTGCATTTCGCTTGCAAATGGTTTGCGTAAATCGTTTTTATAACGAATGTTTAAGCCTTGCGCTGCAAGATTAGGATTCATCAACGCCGGTTGTTGTGCCTGTTGATATTCAAGGGCTGCCGCTAATCTTTCGCGCTCATCCATCATTTATTCCTTGCAGAAATAGCTTTAGCTTTCGCTCGCGCATCTTCTTTGCTTGACGCGCCCCAAGCGCGCAGTGCAAGTGCAAGGCGAGTGGGTTTACCGTTCTTTTCCATCGGCCCCGGCATGTTGCCCATCCGCGCCAAGAATGACGCGCGGCGTGGGTTGTCACCCGACTTCACTGGCGGTTTCAATGTGCCACCAGTTTCGCGGTGATAAGACGCGCGCCCTTCGGCGTTCAAACCGCCGCTTGGGTTCTTGCCTTCGCTACGTGTCCACGCTGCTGTCATTTCTTGTTTTCCGGTTTCACTGTTTTAGCTGATTCGCGGAATGCTTTAGCAGTAGGCGCGCCCGGATCGCCGGGCTTACGCATACGTTCGCCCGAACCGTGTTTGATCCGTTCCTGCTTGGCTAGGATGTTGGCGTAAAGACCTGGCTTATTCATCATGCCGAAAAGATTCCCACGCCGATGACGCTTGCGCCTGCGCCGGTGGTCACTTTCCACGCACCGCTTGCCGACACCATGTTTAGCTCGATGCTATACACGCCGATTGTGGTGTTGGCAGGCACCACGGCAATTGACGTTGCGCCATCTAAGATGGTGACGGTGCCTGTGAGCGCGGTGCTAACGTTCACGATGATGCGATGCAGATAATCGCCGACTGCGCCTGTACCGCCCAAGACCTGCGCGGTTTGTGAGGCTGCCACTGTTTCGTATTGATAGCGATAAGGGTAAGAAACGCCGCTCATATTCTGTTGCTCCTGTGTGTTTTTGTGGTTGCCCACATATCGTTTAGTGTGACCGTGTTTTGCGGCCCGACGATCAGCGGGCGAATTGTATCGGGTGCTTTAACTTTTGGCTCGGCGCGCCACGCGATTGCGAGCATACGAAATGCGTCTGCTGGGTGCGATGTCCAATCGTGACGTGGCGTTTGCCGAAATGCTTTTTTATCTTCGTCGTACTCGCGCTGATACTGGCGCAATGCTTCAACGCCTTCCTCGCAGCGTTCGGCATCAAACCAAACGCGCGGCAGCATTTGACGCACTGCTTGGATACCGTCTTGCACCGACAGGTCGGGCACGATCTTGAGCGATGAAATGCCAAGATGCACGGCGAGTTGCTCGATGATTGATTTGCCCTGTGCTGCCAATGTTTTTGCGCGTGCGTCGTGTGGCAGGTAGTGCTTGCCGAATTTGTATGGCTTTGACTTAATCACGTCTGCCAATTGTGCGATGTCAGCGCCGCTGACCGCGTAGTAATCGATAACGTGGATTTCGCCTGCGATGACCTGATAAAACCAAATAGCGGTGTCATCGCGGTAGCCCAAATCCCATGCGGTATGCACAGGTAGTTCAAACTGATAGTCAACGGCGGTGATGCGACCTTCTTCATCCAGTTCGCGCAACTCTTTGCCGTAGAACGCGCCAAGAATTGCTGCCTCAAAGGAGCATTCGTATTCTTGGAGATATTGATCTTCGGATAGTTGTGCGCGTGCGGCTGCCAATTCGCTATCTGGTAGCAATCCGGATTTGCTGGCAGGCAGTGTTAGATGAAACCACTCTCCTTTGCTGCGTTGTGCGACAGAGTAAATATTCCAAAACTGGTTCTTGCCTTTCGGCGTACCGCCAAACACGCACCAACCTTGTTTGTCGCTAAGAGCAGGTCGGATGACGTTACCAAACACGCTGGGTTTGAAATCGCCGTACTCATCCAAGTAAACGCCCGAAAAGCCTAGTCCGCGAATACCGTCTGCGTTGTCTGCGCCGAATAGACGAATCTTTGCGCCGTTGACCATCGTGACGGTGAGTTCGGCTTCGTTGCTATCAGCCATGATGGGCTGTGCGTAGTGCTTGAGATAATCCCAAACGACAGATTTGGCTTGCGAGCGATACGGCGCGACGTAGCCGAACAACGGCATTTTGTCTTTGCTCATAATCGCGGCTCGGATGATGTCGTTAATTGCAGCGACGGTTTTGCCTGCGCGACGGTGCGCGACAAGGCACGCCCAGCGTTCGGTGCGGTTATGAAATGGCATGAACGCGTGGCGTGGGGCATAAGGTAGCGTTACTTTGTTTCTTGCCATGTAATAACCCATTCTTGAGGGCCGCCATCTGCGCCAGTGTTCTCATGTCGCTGTGTTTCAGCCCACCGCATTTGCGCCTTTGTCCACCAAATTAACGCGGTTGTATCTCCGCTTTGTGCCTTATTAAATAGCGTTTTTGCTACTTGTGCCGATGCTTTCGCTTTGCCTATACCAAGCTCCGGCCCGTAATACTTTCTTAATGTCTCGTCGCAAATCCCAATCAGCGAGCAAATTTGGTCATGCGGAAGCCCAAGCCCCGATGCTTGTTCTACCTGTTTACGCATTTCTGCTGTTGGTTTATGTGGTTTCTGTGCCATACGCTTTTATTGAGCCAATCATGCCGCCTTTTTGACCGGCATAAACGGTTGCCCAGTGGATTCGAGGGTGGCGGTTTTGCCTGTAAATTCCTGCCAACGTTGGACGATAACGTCGCAGTATTTGGGATCAAGTTCCATTAAAAAAGCATTGCGTCCAGTTTGTTCTGCACCAATCAACGTGGAACCTGAACCACCAAACAAATCAAGCACATTCAACATCTTAATATGATTTCCAAATGCACGAACTGACAACGCCACAGGTTTTTGAGTAGGGTGGACGTAGTTGGTGTCTTTACTTATTGACCAAAGGTCAGATTCGTTTTTTACGGCTTCATCCAGTGCGCCATTAAACAAACAAAATTCATGTTGATGTCGATAACCTTTGCCCATTCCAAATACGTTTTTAGCCCAAACAATGCACGCCTTATATTCAAGCCTGCCTTGTAAGGCTGCGTAAAATTTCCAATTACACCAAACGTAATATGCTTTTGGCTGAACGGCAGCAATCGTGTTGCACACTTCACCAATAAATGTGTCAAAATCTTGTTCGCTTAAATTATCATTTTTAATGACTTCATGCTTACCAGATCGACCATTGAATGCTACGTTATAAGGTGGATCGGTAAACACCAGATCAGCTTTTGTTCCTTTAAGCAATAAATCAACAGAAGCAATGTTTGTTGAATCCCCGCACATCAATCGATGATTGCCCAAAATCCACACATCTCCCAATCGAGTGATTGGTTCTTCCGGTACTTCGGGAACGGCATCTTCGTCGGTCAGCCCTTCCACAACGTCGGGCGTTAGTAGCGCATTGATTTCGTCAGTTGAAAAGCCTGTTAGCGACAGATCAAAATTAAGCTCTTTTAGATCGCCTAATTCTAGCTTTAGCATTTCGTCATCCCAACCGGCGTTTAGGGCTAGTTTGTTGTCGGCAATAACGTATGCGCGCTTTTGCGCGTCGGTCAAATGCCCAAGACGAATGCAAGGCACTTCTTTTAGCTTTAACTTACGTGCAGCCATAACGCGTCCGTGACCAGCAATAATGCCACCGTCCGCGTCAATTAAAACTGGGTTGGTAAAGCCAAATTCTTTAATGCTGGCGGCAATTTGAGCCACCTGATCTGCGCTGTGGGTGCGCGAGTTCTTGGCGAACGGAATTAAAGCATCTAATTGCAGATGCTCTAATTTCACTTTTTCTCCATCTTCTTCATCGCTTCAGCCAACCGCTTGCCCTTGTCCGCTTG